ACCCTGACGCCAATACCTAGCGACGTTTCGCCAGGGTGGCTGTCTCTAATCCAGTAACCCATCAAACGTCCTGCGCTATCAAACTGCTGGCCAAATAATATGTCTTGAGAATTGTCTTTATTGAAATCTAACCAATCAGGCTCAAGCATTTGCACTTGCAAAGGCACTATTCCGTGACGCTCAAATAGTTCAGGATATATCCGCTTTCGCACTAGCACGGCGCCGCGCACCGCTGTAGTTCTGGCCCCAACGGATTGATTGCCGTACCAATCATGGGTGCCGTAAAAATCGCTATGCCGTGATTCTGCCCAGGTTTTCCAGCTTGATTTATATTTGTTAGTCGCACCTGTAGGAGTGCTCATAATCCCATCGCCAATCCAATTATTTATAATCACGCCAATCGCTCTGGAGGCATAGGCATCGTTATCGGCAAGATCCTGGTGCCGCTTTACCAGCCAGTAGTACGCCTGTCGTAAATCGCTGTTTGGGCCGCTGTTGTTTGTCCGCCATCCAGAGGTTCGCCGGGTGTCTTCTGCGGCCTCAAACCGGGCCATGGTGCGACGGGCGAATTCCCGGTCATCCCGGAGCCGCTTGCCCTTGCTTTTGCTCTTGCCCTTGCCCATCAGGTTGGCCGAGAGAAGCTGAAGTAGGTGCGGCGAACCCGGCGCGAGGCGGTCGGCGCCACCTCTGCGGCCATGGATTGTTCGATCCGGCGCATTTCGTCTAGGCTTCGATAGGTGATCTCCCGGCCGTCGCTGAATCGAGCTTTTAGGACGCCCTGATTGATCTTGCTGCGCAGCTCAGCAAGATCAGCGGCAACATCCTCAGAGGTATAGGCCATGGCCCCATCTTACCTCTTTAGCCAGCCTTTGCGATTCGCCGCGCCGCTTGTGTTGGAGCCTTTCAGCCAGCTCGATCGCTTGGGGTCTCGGGCTGGGGATACCGACGCCGCCCCTCCCCTTCCCGCCCCCGGCGCCTGGGTGCCCAGTGTGCGGGCGAGCTGGGCCCACATGGTTCCCTTGGCATAGCGACGGGACACCAGCAACATTGCGGCATAGGCCATCCTGGTGCAGTCGCCGCCCTCGTCGTTGCACCCTGGCGGCTTGATCCAGTGGTATTCGGTGCGGGCCCTGGTCTTCGGGACGTACTTCCAGGGAAACAGCTCCCGCAGGAACTCATCTGTAGAAACCTGCCCAAAATGCAGGTATCGAGGCCCCGGCTGCTCAACCCGCAACATCGCCTTCAGCATGTTCACACTGGCGTCATATCCAGTGGTGTAAAGCAATCCGCCGCGCCGGGTGACTGATTGATTCTTGCGGTTGACATCCGTCGGCTTGCCCTTCTGGATGATCGGCAGCCCCTTGGTGCCAGAGCCTTTCATGGCCACCCACCGATCAGGACGGGCCCGACAGAAGTCTTCGACCTGTTTGCTGCACAGGCCGCCATGGTCAACCCCTCCCAGGTTGGCCTTCATGGTTCCCCCGTCCTGACGGGCCCAGGCCTTCGTGCTGATCACGTCCAGCTGCTCCCATACATCCGGCTGCTGGGGGTCCCCCTCGATCTCGAAGTGGGCAATGTGCCACCCTTCCTCGCCGGTCCCCCAACCCCAGAGGGTGTAGACCAGCCGCTCACCCACGGTGCCGCCGCCGCCCTGCACGTCCACTCCATCGGTTAGCAGCAGCACCCCGGTCGGAATATCCCACTCCTCACCGTCCCATGGGTAGCCATTGCCGAAGCCTGCATTTTTGCGACGCTCGGCCAGGCCATCGCCAGTGAGTTTGCTGGTGATTTCATCGGCCCACGGCACCCCTAAATCTGTGTTGTGAAATGTTTGCATAGGCGCCACGTTCCCCATTTTCATTTGCTCCAGCGCTACCCGATGCCGAGCCACCAGCTCGGGCCACATGGCCGCCCGGTGGTAGCTCATGCCAGGGCCCACCTGCTGTGATCGCCAGATCGGCACACCGTTGCGCAAAACTTGCTTGCTGCGATCCAGGCCCAGCGGACATGCCCAACCAGCCGCCTTGTCCATTGAATACAGGTTGCTGTAGTCGATTGGGGTTTCGCAATGCTCGCAACGAATCCGTCCCTCATCAGGGCCTTCCTTTATGAAATTCTCCCAGCGCAGTTGTTGATAGTGATTGCAGTGTGGGCATGGATAATATCTATACTGTTGATCACCTTTCTTAAAGGCTTGCTCCATGTAATCGTTAGGATATATCGGCGTGCCACCAATCGTAAAAAACGGGTCCCAGATGTTACCGGCTCGCTGGAACAGGTTTCCAATGGTGTCACCTTCGGGGCTGTCGTAAGTGGCTGGTTCTTCAAACAGAATCGGGCTTCGCTCCACCCGACGACCAGACCGGGGCGTTGCGGCGCTTACCAAGTGGATCAACGCACCATTAACAAGCTGCTTAAAGTCGTAGCTATTCTTTAACGCTCCTTTTGTTTTTTTGTTGTTTAATTGTCCTTTTAACCTGGGTATTCCATGGTTGTCGTCAAACATTGAATCTATATCTTCGGTGCTGTATTTCTGTACTTCAGAGTCTGTAGGCTGTACCAGCATTATCTTAGATCGGCGCCAGTCCGAGAAAAACACGATCACCGCTTTCACATACTCCGACCAGCCAACCCGCGACGGCTTCTGGCAAACCATGCACTCAACCTCTGGGTCAGTTGGCGCCAGGAACCAATCTTCTTGATATGGCCTAGTACGCCATTTTTGCCGGCCATCAGTTGCGCTTGTCAAATAGTAGTGAGTGTTACTATATTCCAGCATCGTCATAAACGGTTTAGGCTTTACCATTGCGGCAAGCCGTTTGGCCATCTTTCGGATATTGCGATCAATCATTCTGGTAGTTCCTCAAACTCATTAGAAGATACAGACTCAAAAATCTCGGATATAATCCTTTCAATTTCGCTTAGCTCTTCGTGGGTAAGGTGGGGGATCATTGCTTTGATTCTCTTATGGGCTGAGCTTGCTAGCGTGGTTAATTGGAGCAGAACGGCGTTATAGGCTATTTCCATATCTTCTTTGTAAACTAGCTTTTCTTGTTCTTGCTGCAATGCCAAGGCTTCGCGTTGTGCCTTGATCGCGGCGATCATCTTTTCGCTTTCTGCCCTTTCAGGCACTTTCCCCCTGGGCAGCCCTGCTGTAATTGCCCGCTGAGTGGAGGGCTGCTTGAGGGGTGGTTGATCGTTGGCGCTGGCTTGCGCCGTGGCTGGCCCCTGGCCAAGGTGGTGACCAGTGCCGCGCTCTGCTGGGCTGGTGGTGTTGGCCCACTGCTCATCAGCCAAGTCAGGATCGATCAGCCAGCTACTACCTTCGCGCTTTACCGCAGGGGGCATCAGCCGGCCCTTCTCGATTGCCTTGATTACCGCCACATGAGAAGTCCCCCGCAGCCCCTTTACCTTGCGGTGATCGGCGTACTGCTGGAGGTTCACAGCTCGGCCGGGAACGGCTCGCCGGTGCTTTCCAGCGTTGCGGTTTTGCCGGTGAACTGCTGCCACCGCTTCACGATCACGTCCACGTATGCCGGCGTCAGCTCCATTGCGTAGCAAGCTCGGCCCGCGCACTCGGCGCCCATCAGCGTGCCGCCGCTGCCGCCAAACGGTTCAACACACAGCCCACCCTTAGGCAGGCTCGACAGCATGACCCGTTGCATCATTGCCACCGGCTTGGGCGTCGCGTGGCCGTGGCGTTCTTCGCCCGTCACCCGCCCGAACTCCCACACGTCGCGCATCACGTCATGCGCATTGTCGAAGTAGCTGCGGGCGCCTTGGATCTTGCTGGTCGGTCCGTCTTTCACCTTGTCCCACTCAGCCTTGAGCTGGCGCCAGGGGCGGATGAACCGGCCCACATAGTTTGCCTGCAGTGTGGCGTAGTGCTTCTCAGGGATCAGCGTGAACTGGGATCGAGTGAACCAGTGGCTGTACATCTGCACACCGCACAGGGACTTGATCTCAGCGGATCCAATTTGCGCGGCTTTGGCTTCGCCTTCCATGTAGGACCGCAACGGCTCCCATGTCTCCGGGAAGTCATCTGTGTTGACGTTGCCGCGAAACTGGTTACCAAGTTGGAAGAACAGGCAATGCTCGGTGGCGATCGGAAACTGGGTCAGCTCTGGCGAAGCCATTCCAGGTATCGACTTCTTGTCCCATACGATCTGGTTCCGCAGCTCCATCTTTTCGCTGCTGCCTAGCCCAACCTTGTACCAAAGACGCCACAGCTCCGGCGCGTTGCCCCAGATGTAGGCGCTGGCGTTGTCCAGCAGGAACGGCCGGAACGTTGCCCACCACTCCATCTGGAAAGTGTCCAGGTCGTCGTTGTACAGGTTGTCATTGGCCACACCGTCCGACGCTTTGCCCATCCCGTAGGGCGGGTCGGCGTGCATCAGCGCAGCCTTGGCGCCAGCCATCAGCCGCTCAACGTCCGTGATGACGGTGCTATCCCCGCACATCACCCGATGCTTACCCAGCAGCCACACGTCCCCTAGCTTGGTGATCGGCTCCGCTGGCGGTTCCGGCACCGCATCGGCGTCGGCGTCCTCAGGCGGCAGCTCCTCCACATTCGGCAGCAGGTCCGCCAGCTCATCATC